CAGCACAATGCTTTTATCCTTTTTGTTAATGTTCTTTATATAATACGGTGTTTTGATGAATCTGTCAAGATCCAAAAGGAATCTACTGGTTATACTTACGTCTGGTAGTTCTATGTTGAAGTGTTCTAGTTTGAGAGCAGAAATACAGTGTTTGTAACCGCGAGCATGAAGTCTAAAACCTCCGTCTCTGCGTTGGTTTTGCCACCAAAGATTGTATGCTTGAGCGAACCCCATTTTAGGTTCTCTGGGATCATTTTCAATGAATGCTACAGTGTATTCATCTTTGGTGCGCATGTCATGGGTAAATCTGTTCGCCTTTGTCTAGTAGTACAACTGTGAACTGATCTGTGGTATATTGTTTGTTGAGTTTTTTGGCTAAGTTGATAGCATGCCCAGGGTTACTAAAGGACACCTTTTTGTACTTGGGTCCAGGGTAACTGATAAGCATATTGAATGTTTTTAGATTGATTGGTTTATTGTCGTAGTAAACTGCCCAAATGCCTTCGCTGTGAAGAACTTGTTCTGTTTTGTAAGTTTCTTTCTCGACTTTTTCCAACAATACAGTCGGCTTTGGTCTACTCATTTTCTGGATCTCACTTAGTAATATGCTACTATTATTTATACAGAAATATGCGTAGTTAATGATTTTAGAATAAGTGTTTGTATCTAGGTCCTATGATATTAGGATCTATTGTTGGAGGTGTAGACTTGTGCCATGCTAGAAATGCGTTTTGAAACATACTGCCTGAGTTGCCTTTTGCGGCAAGCATAGGCTGTCTTAACTGCAAAAACTTTGCATGATGCTCTGCGACACTGTGTTTGTATTCTTCGCCGTAGAAGTCTAACAAATCCTTTAAATGACTTTCAAAATCGGGACTGTAAATCCAGTGTACACTGAATGGATATTCTAGCGGGTTTTGATGCTGTTGTATTTGTGCAACAATGTGAAACTGATATATTAACCATTCCCAATGGTTTTCAAACACAGTAGGATCTACTAATATGTTTCGGTTTTGGTGTTTGTCTAGTGTTAGAGCAGTAGCTAAATGCAGATGATTGTCATCTAATAAATCTATGCCTCTGTCTCTGTTTGCTTTAAACAGTAGATACACAGTTTCAAATACAAACCTACTGTCAAATGTTATGCTCGTATCTTTGCCTGTTAAGTTGAACTCGTCGTCGTACTCTCCACGAAGTTCTCCAGGATGAGCATTTTGGAAAGTTTGATGTGGATATAGTTTTTTATTTGCATGAGCTGTGCCTGTAGCACTGTTAAACACATCAAACTGTTCTAGTTTCCCACTAGCAAAGTCAAACATTCTGCTGAGAAAGTTTCCGTGATGACCAGGAAAATGCAGTAGTATGTGTTTAGAACTCACCGTTGTCTATCTCAACTGTAATAGTATCGTTTTCTTTTAGTTCAATCACAGTGTTTTGAAGTTCAGTGATGTATTCAAGTAGGCGGGTATAATCGTTTGCAACACCACGTGCATCCTGCGCAGGAACAGTCAAACTATCTTTGCGCAGGTTAATACAACTGTGTGCAAACTTATCCAAGTTAGGAAACTGAGGTCTAGCCATTTGCTTTTCTCAGTGTTTCCTGCATTTCAAGTTTTGTTTTAAAAGGACCATCAAAGTCGTATCTACTCAATGTAATCAACTTAGGACAGTAACTTGGACTATGACTGCCATCTTCCCAATGCACTACATAGTAACCAGCACAGAAAAAACTTTGACTGTTTTGCGTTTTTGTGTAGATAGGCAGTTTGCGTTTAAGGTCATAGATTGGATTGTATGGCTCTGTCTTGCAAGGAAAACCATGAACTTCATATTCTTGCTTTTCAGGCTTTGCTATGTCTTTGCCTTCAAATGTTACATTAGTAAGGTCTTTGATGCAACTGAATGTTTTGTTTACATTGCCTACTTGCAGTACAATGCCTTGGTCATTACTGCGAATAGTACCAACTTTTTGACCTTCGTTTTCTACAATCCAAAACTTGTTTTCTAACACAGGCTTAGCCACGAACTGCATCTTTTTCCTCCACATAGTTTGCCTGCAACCAATCCGCAAACTGTGTTGCGTTGTCTGCAATGCGTTGCATATCCCACTTACCGCAGAACTTCAAAAAGTGTGCACCTACCATAGGCTTATTCTTTGCACCGGCACTTTCACGGATAATGTCATCCACATAGTCGCGAATCTCTGTAGGTTGTGCTGTTAAGTCTACCAGTGTAACATTACGTTCGTAGTCATCCAGCACACGATGCTCTTCACCGTTGTGATCTGTCCAACGCTGTAGCATTAAGTTATTCCAAGCAAAGCCTTTACTTGCTTTGTCAGCGTATGCTTCTACTAGTCCTACTTTGTTCTTTGTGCCTTTTTCACGCACACCAGGGTATGCACTAAACACATTGTCTGTAGGATCACCACGCATGCATTTCTTAAACAACTGATACTGTGGATCAGCAGGCACTTTTTGTTCTCCTGTTTTCTTATCCAACACAGGCTTGCCGTCATCATCTACCACGCCATCAATCTTAATCAACTCATTTGTGATGCCGTTGTACTGATGCACTGTAGGTGTAATCAACTGTACAAAGTCTGTGTCACTGCTTACAATAACATGTGTATCATTAGGATGCAGTGCAATAAAGCGAGCAATGATATCATCTGCTTCTGCAATCTCACAGCGCATAGCACTACAGTTTGTACGCTCATTAATAAACTTTAGGAAGTCGTCATACGCTTCAAAGAACAATGTGTCCTCTTCTTGCTCTGCAGGGGTCTTAGCCGCCCGTGCATCGCTTCTATTCTTCTTGTATGGAGTATAGAAGTCCTTGCGCCAACTGCGTCCTTCAAGGGCAAATACAACGTGATCTGCATTGAACTTGCGATAACATTTATTGATTGCGTTAAGTGTAATATGAATAGCCATGCCAATCTTTGTTTCAGCATCTCCTCGCACTACATGCCTAGCACGAAAGAATGTATTCATAGTATCAACCAGTAGATAAGTTGCCATTAGTTAAAACCTTTAAACTGTTGTTTAGCTTTAGTTACTATACTACGTTTTGGCGTATTTGTCAATCCTGTTTTGATTGTGTAGCGACTTTGTATCTCAGGTAGAAGTTTTTTATACCAAGCAACATGTCCATCAACACCAAAATGATACCCATTGTTTACAGTTTGGCAACCATGCTCTTTAAGATATTTTGTGTATTCATCTGTAGTAAAAAATAAATGCTTTATTCCAAGATCATCTAAATCGCTACTAAACTCCATTATAAGATTTTGCCAATATAACTTTTTACGATTTAGCTCTTGTGGTGTCTGTTTTATAACCCACTGCTTGTAGTCTTCTGCCATATATTCTGGAACAGAATCTGTACCACTCGCAGTAACTTGTACGAAATCTTCCCCGTCCCGCCATTCTTCTCGCTCCCATGTTGTCCAACCTACCAGTACAAATAAGTCACGTTTATTTTGTGTTTCTTCTACAAACTTTGTGGCTGTTCTTAGTATTCTTGCATTACTGCTTGCACTTTCGGCATCTGTATGAAAAGGTTGATTTAAAGTTTGTGCAAGCCGGTAACCAAAAGTTAGAGGAGTTGCTTCAGGATGAGGACGTCTGCCCCACGCAACATATTTAGGATCATCTTGTGCAAAACAGTAATCTTTCACTAGTTCTGCTCCAGCACTGTGGCTATCGCCATTTACATAAATCATTTATATGCGTTTCTATGCTCGTCTATGTTTTCAACATTGTTCATTGCCGCTTCCTTTTCGTAACTTTCCATTACAATGTTACGACATACATCCTGGAACCAGTTGTCTACAATGTCTGCATCTGTTTTGCCTTGATAGCCTGCACGGACTAGTTTAGCAACAAAGATATCATTCCAATCAAGTTCAAATGCACCTTGTTCTAAACTGCCTTCTTGCAGTTCCATACCTAGCACACTTACCCATGGCTCGCCTGCTTCTGTTGCAAGTTCCTTTTCGCTTTTCTTTCGCTTAGGGCTACTTGGCTTTGGCGGCTCTTTCTTCTTACCAAAAAGTTTATCAAACATCTTTGCGATCCTTGAGTGTTTCTGAAATATCCCAGCCTGCGTGAGCAAGCATTAGCAACCCTGCAAGCATCAACATACCTTCTCCCCACTTAAATGCTACAAGCATCAAACTGAAAGCGGCACCTGCTGTCAGCACTGGCTTTACAAAATCTTTCATTAGTATCCTGCCTTCCTTATTTTATCTACGTCCAAAGGCGCTGTCATTGCCTTTTTGTGTTGTTTACTAGTATAGTAACTGTCCGGTAATGGACTTTTACGTTCCCCATGCGTTTCCAAAGAGACTGATGTGGAGTCTTGGTGAGAAGCGCCAACCTCGCTCCATACATGCTTGGGCGACATCCTTAACATTGAGGCTATACTCTTCCGAGCGTCCGCCAAGCGGCATGAGATATACTGGACACTGGACCCCGGCGCTACGATACTCTTCCACAGCTCTAGTAACTTCTGCAAAGTCGTCTTCACTAGCGACAACAAACTTGAGATACATGTCGCTATCACTAACCCCATAGTAATCACTAGCAATCCCAGGCTTAATAGCAGTTTCCCAAGGTTCTCCGCTAACACTAAGTTTTGGGGAACAACTCCAAGTAACTCTAAATCTGTTCTGATTTTCAAGATACTCTTTGAAATCAGGGTGGAGAGGTTGCGTGGTGTTTGTTTCGAATGTGACATTTCTAAGATCCCTCATCTTTGGATGCTCGAATAGCTCTATGTATAGTTTTTGCCATGCTAGCAAAGGCTCACCGCCTGTTAGGATAAAGTGAACGTCTTGTCCATTATCCTGTGTCCACTTACCATTAGGCAGTAAACTAATCAAATGTTCAACAACTTCATCAATATTTTTGTTCATGTTAAAGTGTTTGAACTCTGGGTAGATACTTGCATATGTATCACAGCCTGTGTGAATGATAGGCAAGTCTTCAAACTTTTCTGTTGTTTCATGTACCTTTGCATCAATCAATGCTTTTACTTCTGCATTGTAACGCTGACCTTCTGCATGTTGTTCCCAACGATCTAGTTTAGTATCAACACCAAAGTTCATACAACGAAAGTTACAACCAAACGTGCGTAGGAATACACTGGGTACTCCTACAAACTTGCCTTCGCCTTGTACACTGTAAAACGCTTCGCTGTATCTAAGTTTCATCTGTAAAACGCTCCTTGCGTACATGCCAAGGTGTGTAGATTGCACTGTTTGCGCCATGCTCTGCACATTCTACACTTTCACACCAGCAACGATCACCGCTGGCTTTACGAATAAGTTCGTCTGCAAAACGCCATGCATGCTCTGCGAACTTCTCTGCACCCACACCGTCCATTACTGTAATCTCAGCAAGTCCTTTTTTCTCAAGGTCGTAAAAGGTTTCCATGTGTGGATCCTCGCTGTCGATTACTGTTTTGTGATCAAAACTATCTTCTAACCAACGCTTTAGTTCTTTTAGACCGCCAAAGTCTACTGCCCAGTTTTTGTTGTCAAGATCACTGCATCCGAACACAAACTTGAACTGCAAACTATAACCATGCAACAAATGGCAATGGCTGTGATCAGCATTTGGTTGTCTAAAGACGGCACTCAATCCAATATTGTGTCCGTATG